AGCTCACACTTGACGATCGAATGGTGTGGGCGGTGGCGCTCGTCTGCTGAGTAGCCCAGCGCCCCCAGGTTGGTGAAAGCTCCAACCGGGGTGACGAGGGTGATGCCCGATGATTGCAAGAGGAACTCACAAATCTTGTCATAGTCCTGTTGGCGGGTTTTGGTGTGTTTTTTACCGTCTGGGTCGCGCTGATCATCGGCGCAGATGATATCAAAGGCGATCCAGAGCAATGTGCCGGCGTGAATATCTGCGTAGGTGGTGTCCTCAGATTGCACCCGCCTGGTGATCTGTACACCCTCTTCTTTGACCGTATTATCCTGAGGACATAGAAAACCATATTCAGCGCCGGCGTCAACGTCTGCGTGACTGAGGATGATATGACAATTGTCACCCAGGGCATACGTCATATATCAAAGCCTTTTGGATAACCGGCCATTGTGAAACTTTGCAAAAGTGAAAGGTCTTGAATGAACTGATCNAANCTGGCNCGNGCATCCCCAAAGAGCCGGTCTNCTTCGGNTGATCGCCCACCATATTCAAAGTTAACAGAATTGGCATGCATCTGTTTGGCTATNGAGCCGGCTCCCCTGACGAAAAGCGCTCGCTGTTCGTANGGGATTGAGGTCTGTTCGGCATCATCGAGTCCATCGATCCAATGTGATGTTACATAAGTCACCAGGAATTGATCACCAACCTGGGGGTTATAAGTGCCGAGGAATTTCAAATGGGGTATGGCCTGTTTGAAATAGGTGTAATAGGGGGGTGAAAATTCCTTACGATGGTCAATGCTATCGGGAGGGCTCACGACTGAAATAATGCGCCGGCAATTCACCAGCAAGTCCAGCTCCACCTCTCGATCTGTGCTGTCCAGGGTGATAGTATCAACTTTCACCTGAGGGTAGAAATCATCGAAATACTTAAGCGCTTCTCTGAACGCTTCCATCAGAACAGCATCAGTATAACGATTGCCGGCTGAGTCGCCCAGGTATTCAAGTACGCGGGCTTTCAGGTCCGTGAAGTCTGTCATGGCTTATAAGGNCCCTCGATNGCNACGCCGGTNGAATANACGGCCAATGCGCCGANGGCNAGCTGNAGCGCNTGCCANACATTGATCTCTTGAAGAAGAAAGGCGCTCAGCACGCCAATAAGCGACGCTACAAGAGCCCAGAATTTTCGTGAGCGTATCATTTTGCCTAATTGTTCCAGAAAACTCATAGAAAACCTTTCTACGCGGGCGGCTGGGAGCGGAAGGGGTTACGCTCCCAGCCTTTGGGAGGATAAGACACTACACCCGGAGGGTATAGTTGACCACGACACCTTGAATCTTCACTACTGAGCCGGCTGCTGCGTCGATTGTCAGCTCCACCGCGATATTCTCTTTTTCCGTGATGTAAAACGGAGTGGTGGGGGTAATGATCATCTTCTGCTGTGCCTGGGTGAGCAGGTTGCCAGAAACCGATGATGCAAGCTCGGCAGCAGCACATGACCCGCCAGCAGCCGGCAGGGTAGTTTTGTAAATCTTGGCGCTGACGGCTTCGAGGTTGGCGGTAGCATTGATGTAATAAAGCTCAATGCTGGTCACCTTTGCGCCGGCAAATGCCTGGCTATTCTGCGGGGGATCAAGCGGGATATGGAGGATGCTGGTATTGTCACCAGCAGTTTTGTTGAGCGTCCATACATTGGAAGCAACTGCCATTGCCCACGTCCCAACTGTGGGGGTGATGGAAGCAAGCGGGATCTGCTTTGCCATGTGCGTATTATGAACGTAACCCATGATTAAATCCTTTCTGATTGCTGATCTAAATGCCGGACGGATTAGCCGGCAACATTCGACTTGTGCAGCGGGCGGAAGTCATTGACCCACACGGACAGGAAGTGGCGAACTTTCAAGCGGTGTTCATCGTTCATGAACACTGCCGGGGATAGCTCGTTGTTCGCAATGAAAATCTCAGGCGCAAGTCCGAAGCGCTCGCCGATGAAGATACCAGGAACGATGCGGGGATCAACAACCGCGGCGAAGTCGGTGGCATCAGTCCATTCGGGAACGGTGATTACATCACCAGGCTGACCGCGCTGCTGGTTCTCGCTGTAAATCTGAGCCGCGTTTTCGAGCGTGGGGTAAATGATCTTCATAGCTGCAAGCTGCAAGGCGCGTGGCACCAGCAGGAAGCGCGGATTAACGGCCATCTTCGGCCCGATGCCGGTGTAGCCTGTGGCATTTTTGACAAGCATAGGCTGATTGTAGACCGCTGCGCAAATGACTTCCCACTGAGCAGCTGCAAGAGCTGTAGTTAAGAGATTGGCATGACCGCCGGCGGTGGTTACGGCGGTGGCGTTGAAGAGCGCCCCACCGTCAGCCATGGTTGGACCAACACCAGCATTATCGGTAAAGATACCGGCAACGAGGGAGCTGATCGTGCGCAGCGCTGCGGATGCAAGTTCGCGCGGATAGGCTTTCAGCTTCCGAGTCTCATCACGATCAATGAGCTCGAGGGTGAGGGGGATATAGCCCCCGCGTTTTGACCAGGTGGATACTTCGGGGGAATCACCGATAATGAGCTCGGTGTACTCCGCACCCTCAGCGACGACCGGCAATGAGCCGACTGTGCCGACGAGTGTACCGGTAATATCCTGCAAAGTATTGAAGTGCTCGACGGTGACGATCCTTTCCCACCAGGAATACCCGGCGCGACCGAGTTCAGCCCAATGATTGGCAACCATCTTATTCATTGCGTTTTTCACCAGGCCGGTGAAGTCTGCGGTGGTGGAAAGGTGAACGCGCTCAGGATGATACCCGCCGACCATATCAAAGTCACCGGTGAGCATGTGGTACAGCTCGCGGATGCCTGTCAAGCGTGCCGGCTTCACGTCCTCGTGACCTTTTTCACGTTCAACCCCGAACATATCAGATACAGCAGCTTTGATCTGATCGTCGGTGGTGACCATGTTAGTGATGCGGTGACCGACCACCACATCTGGGGCTTGCAAGGCGCTGACGAGTTTGCGCGCGTCAGATATAGCGGTTTCCAGCTCAGCCGGCGCGAACTCTTTATCGGTAAACTGAGCGCGGATACTCTCAGTCAACGGTGCAGGAAGCTTGGAAGCGGAAAGGCCGGCGTCGAGCGTGTATTTACACAACTGCAAACGGTGCGCCTTTGCGAGCTCGGCATCCTGAGGGGTATCAACCCCATTGGAAAAATTTTGCTCTGTCATATTACTCCTTTCAGAATTAAGAGCCCGCAGGAAAGCACCCCCGCGGGCGGGTTTATGAACTAGATCGACGCTGTTGACTTTGACGATTCGGGTAATCTTCCGGCCGGATGCTTCGAATAGAAGATCAGCGGAAAATCCTATGCTGGCTTTGCGCTTCGATATGAGCTCCTTTCCGATGCTCAGAAGCATGTCCGCTCCTGGTCCGAATGGTTTTAGGTTAAGCTTGATGCCTTGGGATGGCTCATCCCAGGCGGGTTCTTCGCAGATGCCGGCCAGGTCTTTGATCGACCGGCTGTTCCAGGAGTGATCAATAAAACATTCGGCATTATTCCATAACTCTAAAGACTCCTGGAGGACAGCCGGCGGGAACTCCCATCCGTTGCCTATGCCGGCAGTGATGGCAAAAATCTCGAAACCTGTGGGGGTTGGGTTGCTGTTGAGGTGTATGCGCTCGGTGTGTTCCTGCATTTGTTCTTCCTGTCTGAGCGGTATATCTTCGAGCTGGCCGACGTCCTCGACGTCTGGATCAACCGGCTCAAATCTACAATGGCATGCTTGTCCACAATAAAGCTGTGGAGAATGGGGATAAATGCCGGCTGCGACGAAAACATCATAATCATGCACCTGACCGGATGCTGCTATACAGCTAGGACAATGCTCACCATGAGGGGCAAGCGACCACATAACTTTCATTTGATAGTCACCTTACTATTATATTACATCTAATTTACNGATTTATGCGTCCGAATTTCGGCGCTTGTCCTCGCCGGTATCGATATTCACCGGTGATTTCCGCAGGGAATCAATAGGCGCTTGTCCATGCCGGCTGTACTCAGGGGGTAGCTTTGCAGGTCCAGCAGCCTTGCCCCGCTTAATCATTTCTTCCACGTCGATCGTTTCACCGCAGAAGCGATAAAGCAAGCGTAAAAATTCCTGATCATCAATCAGCTCACGGTCACGGATCTCTGTAAGAGCGCCGGTTATATTCGAGGTTGCCATTGCCAGGCTGATATTGTCACGGCTGCTTATGTCTGAGCCTGACACTTCGATATCGGCGCTCGCGGATATTTTGCCATCCACGGCTGCGCGCTTGCTGATCGCTGCTTTGAACAGCGTTTCAATAATCCATGAAAAAAGGATTTGACGCTGTTCAAAGTGCCGGTAGGTTGGACCCCCGGCAGCTTCGGCGGTGGTGCGCGTGGAGCTTTCAGGCTCGGCCAGGAAGTGCATAGGTATTCCGCTGCCGGCTGCGATCATCTTTTTGATCGCCAGGCCATCCTCATTTGCCTGGGATGATTCCAGCTTTGCGCTGACCGCTTCCCACTTCTCGGACTCGTTGACCACGATAATCGAGCCAGGGTTGGGGGGCTGTGCGTTGAGCTGGTTTTGGCGTGAAATGCGCTCGGCATCACTCTTGAAAATACCGGTGACAATGTATAGAAACGCTGTTCTATAACGATTGAGCCGGGCTCGATCTTCGAGCCAGTTGGAATACCGGCTGAG